TCAAATTCTCTCTTGGCATTTCTGTTTTCCGCTTTCGGTAAAGTGCTGGCGGGTCGAATCAGGTATTATGTGAATCGTTGCCCGCCCTTAATCATGCACGAGTGGAGTTTAGCGATAAAATATTACATACAATGCCACGCGTTGCGCGGTGGCGCTTGCAGTGTTTCCGGACGCAAGGGAGGCAAAAGTAAATTTAAGGTTCGGATATGAAAGAACATTCGCCTTTGTCAGGCGGGTCGTTGCAACGGCGTAAGCGGTGTTTGTGCCGGTCGTTGTCTGATCCGCTGAAAGTGCAACATTTGTGCCGGAACCGAAATAAGAAACGCGGAGGGTTCCGAAGGTCTTATTAGGGATATTGTCGATAAAACCGGGATACCATGCGATAACGGAATCCATGCTTACGGCTCCGTATTGCACGAGAGCAAGGCCGATCGAATCGAACGCCTCAACATTCCGGAGGTCAAGATACGCGGTTTTCGTTTGCGAGTTGCTAATTGAATCCGCGTAAACGAGTTTATATTCTGTCCTGTCGTTTACCTGTGCGAAAACGCCGAGGGTGAGGAACAGAAGCGCAAAAAATACTCTTTTCATTTTTTAATCTCTTGTTTATGGTTTAGAAAGTGCCGGGCGTTTTAAGCATTGTCAAGAGGCTTGCCCGGCGTGTTTTCATTTCCGTTTTACTTGCTGATATACTGAACGATCTTGATCAATTTATCATCTGTCGCGGCCTTTGTCCAATTCGAACCGGTGGCGAGATCGGTGTCGCTCGGGTTTGTGACCGAGTCGCTGAATCTCATTCCAACGGGGTGGACAAGGAACGAACTTCTTATAATGAAAGTATCAACACCGCCGGAGGCAAGGGCTGACCTGTTGAGTTCGAAGTCCGCGATTATACCTGCCGGGGTTGCGACCCTTGCGCCTGTTTTCGCGGTGTACATCTGATCGGCACGGTTCCGGAACTTGTAAAGAACGCTTCCGGGAGCCGCGAGATAAGACTTGTAAACACTGGAGGCGGCGGTAAAGGCATCTTCTGCTCCTACAACCATACCGAGCGCGCGGCCGACCTCACCTGTTTCAAGCGCGTTCACATTCGCGCCGGCTTCAGCAAGGATTTTCTTTGTGATCATGTCGCCGTAAACTTTTGAGTTTGCCAGCATAAGCGAAAGGCTGTTCGCGGCGTCGCCAAGTTTCAGTTTCGCGGCAAGCAACTGATCAACAGTAATGTAATTCGCGGAATCGTCGAGAACATGAGTTGAAAGTAGCGCGGTGGCGAAAATACCGGTGAGAATTGAGATCGTCGCAAATTGAACCTCTTTAGCCAGGATCGTACCGGCCTGAACTGCCATCTCCTCGGTCGGGTCGGTCGCTGCAACAATAGCGTTTATCTGTTCGCTGGAAAATGCGATTTCCCTTTCAAGCCAAGCGGCGCGGTCGAGCCTCTGAGTAAGTTTTTTCGGGACGAGGTCGGTTCCGCTCGCGATCTGTGTCATGCGATCGGTTGAGGCGTTAAAAAACGGGAAACTCGCGTAATATCCCGACTGATTCGGTGATATAAGCGAATCGGGAGCCGGGGTAAGCATTTGGTTGTAAATTTTCAGCGCGTCCGTAAAAGTTGCCGAAAGTGCTTCTTTGAAAATTGCACTCTGAAAATTCAGGTCTGTGAGGGCGGTCTGTGCCATTTGTTAGAACCTTCTTTTGTTGTTTTTTTGTTTCAAAAATTCCTGATACTTGGCCGGTGATTTTGCCGCAAACGCTTCCTTCTGTTCGGGTGTCATTGTCAAAAAATCGTCGAAAGTAACTTTGCTTAAATCTATCCCGCCTTTGCCCGGTCGTCCGGTGTCCCCCGTTCCGACCTTTGGAGCCGCTGCCTCTTCCAAAGCAACATACTCCTGCAATTTGTCAAGTTCAAAATCCTCTACAAACTTCCGTTTGGCTTCGGGTAACTTGTTAAGCAAGTCTTGTTTAACTTGCTGGGTAAATATAGTGTATTTCTCCTTAAATGTCAAGAGTTCGTTCTTTTCGGCTTCGATTTTAGCGAGTTTTGCGGATAATTCGTTGTTGAGTTCTTCGAATTTTCCGGCCTTTTGCAAGGTCTCCAATTTCGCTTTTTCGGTCGCTTCTTCGATCTCCCGTGTTTTGCGCTTCAATTCATCACGCTGTTTCACGACTTCCTTAAATTCGCGTTCCAAAAATTCAAGTCGTTTAGCGGTCTCGTCGGTCGTTCCGGCCGCCTGCTGAGGTTCGTTTGTTGGTTCGTTTGCCGCTGTATTCGTTACGCTGTCCGGCGTAATGTTGGCGGGATCCGCCGCCGTGTTTTCTGTTGGCATCTGTTCGATTCCTTTTATATGTTTATGTTTATCACGGTTTTTTGCCCGCGGTTCTTGTTAAGTTCTGAATTGATTCCTTCTACAATTGCGTCTCTGACTTTCTCCCGGTTCTTTTGTCTCAATCCTACAAGCCGGCGATTAAGCCCAGGGCGTTGGTTGCCCGCGATCTTCATAGCATCCTCGGGCTTAAATGATAGTGTTACTCCGTTTGGGAAAACATCTTTCACATGAAGTCCGCGGAGCGTCCGACCGGAAGCGGTCATATCCACAAAAGAGGTATTACGGGACGCGATCGAAACGCCTTGGTACTGTTTCAATCTGTCCGCTTTTTTGTTTGAAGTGTTGCCACTTTTCGACGCGTTTATCTGTTTCGGTCTGAAATCATTTTCTTTTAATTCAGCGTAAGCCTTTGAGTAAGTTTTCTTATGTGCCTCGTCCGTTTGAAAGATACCTTGCCCGGCTTCTTTACGAATCGTGTTTACGATCCAGGAGCCAAGCCCTTTCCAAAAGTTTGCCGGGAGACGGATAATAGAATCAAAATTTATGTTAAAATTATAAGCCATTATTCCTCATCCTCTGTAAATGATTCCGGGACGGCTTCGAAATAGTGCTGGCAATTAAACCCGCCGCGCTTTTGCATATCGTAAACCTGCTCGCCCTCTTTTGTTTTATAGGTTCCGAGTAGTTTCTCTTCGTTAATTTGTTGCGCGGTTAATCCTTCCGGGTATTTTTTCATCACGGTTAAGGCGTGTCTGCATTGTTTCCGGTTATTTGGGTCAAGAGGCCCGCGGAGTATAAACCTGACTTGCGGCAAGTCCTCGGTGAGTTTCTTTAGCCCGACGGCGTTATACTCTGAATAAGCGGTGTTAAGCATGGAATTAAACCACGAGGGGTAAAACTTCATTTCCTGTTGAATCCGCGGCAATACTTGTTTTTGAATATCGAGTATGTCCGAACCGTTCATAAGCGACTTTAGCAATTCGCCTCGCACCTCGTCCGCGTAATCACGCCCGCGACGGAGTAACCGGCCAAATTCAAGACGGCGCACCGTGTCAAGATCGCTTATGTTTACGCGCGCGACCTGCTCCACATTCATAGTGTCCGAGAGGTTCAGCAACTGTAATATTTGCCCGTTCCAATCGTTCATAAACGCGGTGGCTTTACCCTGATACCCCATTTCCGTAAGCATATTGAAAAAGTCGTATTGCGTGAGAAAGAGGGTCAAGTCCTTTACCTTTAATCCCGGCGTTTGAGTAAGCCGCTTTACATTAGCAATAAACTCCTTTTCAAGGGTTTCAATTTCCGCGTAATATTGGTCAAGGCGGGCGTTTGGGTCAAAAGGCATACATTACCCCTCCCCGCCCGCGTTCGTCGCCTGTTGGCCGCCTGTGGCGTTATCCGGGGCGTTTCTGTTTATAAAATCAAGTATGGAACTTTGGCGTACCGTTTGCGGGCGCGTCTGCTGCTCAATTTCGTTCATTCGGTTTCTGATCTTTGTGTAATGCTGAATCGCCTGCTCCTCGGTCAATTCGAGGTCTTGCATAATGAAAGTGATCGAGTCGGCAATTCCGTATTTCATCTGCATTTCACGCATCACAGTTAATTCAGCGGCGGAACGGTCGTTCTGATCGTTTAACTGAATCTTGAAAATATACCCCTCTTTGGGTATCTGTTCGCTCTCTTTATGATAATTCCAGACGAGGCGCGTTACTTCCAAAAGTTCCTTGACCATTTTCACAATAGAGGCGCGTTTCCGGTCGCGTGATTCCTCAAGTTCCTTTTCGTCCATTTCCTTTGCGTCGCCGCTCATGCTTTGGCGGTCGGTCGCGAAAGAGGACGCGGGTAAGCCCTGATTAATATAGAATTGTTCCAAGCGCGCTTTTTGGTTCTCCCGGATATTTGCCCAATCCGTATTAAACTGCAAAACGCCGAGGCGCGGCTCTGTCATGTTGTTTGTGGCGTTCTTTGCTTCGATATATTCAGACGGGCTTAACCTTTGACCGTCGGCAAGGGGAAAGTTCACGCCGTAAACGACCGGGAATTTCTGGAAATATTCACCGAAAAGGGTATCGTTCTTACTCATTAGGTAATTGAGTTGCTCGTGATAAAGCGACCAATTCGGCTCTCCCCAAAAAGTTTTACCCGGACGCCGGCGGAACACGATAAACGGTAAACGGCCGTAAGGGTTAATCTTTCCGGGGTTATCCGGCGGGGCTTCCTCTTCACCGTCTTTTGTGATTATACTGTGTTCGGTTTCCGTCCACCGGCTCGCGTAAATAAACCCGTCCGCGTCTAAACGCATTACGGCAATCGCCTTTATTCTGAGGTAATCCTCGGCGGGTGTTATGCTACATTCGTCCGGGGTAATTACATCAATCTGTATTTTACCCTCACGGTAAACGGGTTGTAAAATTACCGTGTTAAAAAACTCCGCGCGCTGCAATGCTTCCTGAATAACATCAAAAAAGTTTGTTTCGTCAAGTAACGGCGCGAGGTCAAAGAGTTCCTTTTCCGTTTCGGATTCTCTGACCAATTCGATAGACGGTTGTTTTGAGATAAGCCCGGCGGTTTTGCGCGCGATAACTTTTTCGATTATGTCGTCGTAAACGAAAGGCATCCGGGTAAGGGTTTCACGGGAGAAAGGGCGGTCGAGGTAAAACCGCTTCATGATCTCAATTACTTCGTCGGCGTCCTGATCGTAAAGCGCTGAGAAATTCCGGTAAAGCGCAATACGGTGATCCTCGGATTCAAGTATCATGTTTGAATAAGCAAGGGCGTAAGCCGTAAGAAAGTTTTTTGTAATATCCATTTTCGTTTTTCCTTTTAATGTATTGAACGCCGCGCTACTTCGATCCGGCCGGTAAGCGGATATTTCGCAAAGAATTTGTAACTTTCGCCGTCGCTGGTATGGGTGAGGTCGCCGGCCGTCCCTTTCTTAAAAAAGTGATCCCACGCGACGCGGCGGTAATCGTTTATAAGCCGTTTGCATTTGGTTGTTATATAAGCCTTAACCGTTCCGTTTGAATCCCGTAAGCGCGAGTTTGTCGCTGAAACGCGGTCGCCGATATTCTGTATGTGCCGGGTTTCGATCCTGGAACCCGGGAAGTTATTGCGGATAATATCGAGGTTCGAATAAGCCGCCTCCGGACGGTTCGCGCTCCCGGCAATGTCAGCGTAAAATATTACTTCTGAATATCGTTCCCTGTATTCTGAGTTTAGTTTTGCCCGCAACATTTGGCACATTACTTCCGTTTTGGCCGTCCCTGTCATTTCCACAAAGTCAAAAGTGTAATCGACCCCGCCGACCTCTTGGCCGAGGTTCCAACACATAATGTCAATGTTGAAATCACATGAAACTTCGATCGGGCGCGAAGATACGGGCGTGTAGTTTGGGATAATATTCTGATCTGAAAACGAATAATAGCAAAGTCCGGCTGTCATGTCCACAAACTCACCGTAAACATAAGCCTTAATTTCTTTTTCACCGTAGGACGCTTTCAGGCGTTCGATATACGAGGCTTCAATGTGATAATTATCGTAAGTGCTCCCCCGGTAAACTTTGAAGTGCTCCTTTTCGTCGGTGATAAGGTCGTAACCCCAATTCAGTTGTTCCGGCGTCCCGGAAAGGATAACTCCCTTTACTTTGGCTTTTGGGTGTCGGCTTCGGGAAATTGCAACTTTGTAGGTCTGCTCGTCCTGAATAAAAGGCTCGTCAATCGTAACGAGCCCCGCGTTCATCCCTTTCAGTTTTTCGGGTTTGTCACCGGAGCGGAGCCAGATATGCCCGTCCCAATCCCGTAGTTTGAAATTCTTATCTGACTTGTTATAATCGTATCTGATCCCGTTGGTGTCAAGAATATCGAGTAAGGTAGGCTCCAGAATATCCTTAACCATTTGGAAAGTG